GCAATATCTGGAGTGCCTAGTTCTATGTTTAGATACATAAACAGACTCATTAATATGGCTGCAAACTTAGCGCCGGGTATTCCAAATATCACAGTGGTAATCATTGATGTTGCTTTTTGTGCATTGTTAGCACCCTCTGGCCCTATAACACCTTTGATGTTACCATTACCGAACTTCTCGTTAGGGTTACTAGCAACTGCTTGACCATAGGCCATCCAGTCTGCCATCTGCCCGCCTAGTCCAGGTAAGAGTCCTATAAATGCACCAATAAAGCCGCCGCGCAGTGCAAGCCAGCGATTCTCCCAACTTGCTTTCATACCGGCCCATAATTCGCCTTTACGAATCACGCTGTCTGCGGTGCTGTGTTTAAGAAACAATCCTCGTGTGAGTTCTGGTACAGCAAATAAACCTGCGGCAACTGCCATAATTTGTATACCATCTTCTAAGTAGAACCAATACTCTGCGCCAAAACGTGGGACATTGTTATCAGGGTTGACACCCACCATGCCTACAAAGATTCCAAATGCAATAGCGAGCACAGTGCGAAACCAAAACTTATTAGTTAAAAATCCTACAGTAACAAATGCTAGTAAGACAAACGCCCACAGTTCAGGAACGCCTAATATGTAGATTAAATTAGTGTACCAAGGCAGTAGTAGAAAAACTAAACAACCCCATAACAGCCCATTTACTGTGCTTGTTGTAACTGCTGCACTGATAGCATAGCCTGCTCTGCCTTGTTGTGCTAGGGGAAAGCCGTCTACCATAGTAGCAGCCGCACTGTTAGCACCGGGTATACCCAGCAGTATTGCAGTAAAACTGTCGCCTGTTGTACTTGCTGCAACAACTGCCATAAGAAATATTACTCCCATATAGGGCTCATGTGCAAAATAGCTAATAAAACCAAAAAGTGCAACTAAACCTGTAGTAGCACCTGCGCTGGGTATAATGCCTATTATAAGACCATAAAATACCCCACCTAGCAAGTAGGCAATCATTTCAATCACGGTTTATAAGTTCCTATAAAAATATCATTGTGAATATTGTGTTGTAACCATTGTACTCCATGTTTTTGTGCAAAGTCCAGGATTAATTGGTTTTGTTCTTTTATGGATTTTAGCATCTCATCTTCAGTGCTATACCAGCCATAATTTGGATAAGTAATACTAAAACCTCCTGCCTCTTTCCACCATACAAAACTTTCCCAATCGGGTCTATATACCAGCTGTATCCAAGCAAGTGGATAAACATATTGTATTTCTCTAAAGCAGTACACCCATTCATGGCTCATGTGCAATTTGCACCCAAAAGAGTTATCCCAACTACTATAAGGTGCGTCTAAGTTTGCACGATCTAAACTTACATCAAACTCCATACCTGTGCCATAGTATGCTTCTGTGTGTCCTACTTTATTATGATGTTTATATGTGCGATGGGGTGCACGATCTGTGCAGTTGTAGTGACCTTCAGATTTTATCTCTCTAGCAATACCGCTCCAACGAGATCCAGGTACTCCTGTAAAAAATATTCTTTCAGGTAACGTAGTCAAACTTAATTCTTCCACGAGCACCGTCTCTTATATTTTTTACAGAGCAGTTGTATATTTCTGCGTAGTGTTCAATAAGAGGCATAGTCCATTTATCAAACCAATCAAGAACTACTCCATTATCAAAGGGTTTATTTGGGTTTACTTTCATACAAATTGTACCGCCTTTTGCAAGGAGAGAAAATACTTTTTTCATACGATCATCAATCCATTTGATGTCATAGAAATTTATAGAGCCATAACAGATAATAAGATCAAACTTTACGGGATAATCAAAATCAAGTATATCTATCATTTCATCCGCATTTGAATTATACGGATCAAGTCCTACAAAATATCCTACTTGAATGTATTTCTTAAATAAATTATCTCCACAACCAACATCAAGAATTCCATAAGATTTTTTGATTAGTTCAATTACGTGAGTATCTTCATCTTTACTGATATAATCGTTTGCAAAGTATTCTTCTAAATTTCTAAAGGTCATTGGTTTGTTTCCATTGATTATAAAAATAATCTGCGTACATTTTATTTAAATGATTGCTCATATGAAAGCCGTCTCGGTTTCTTTCTTCGCTAATTACTTTTTCATTATTCTTACTAGCGTATATAAAGATTCCAGTGCGTTTTAAAAATGCTCTTTCTACTATTGACCAACACCACGACGGTAATGCGGCTTCATACACATTTGCTATACGTTGTCGTAAGAAATAGTTAATGTTATCACGTAATTTAGCATTTTCTTGTATAAAATTAAAATTATTGTCTAATCGACGATGTAAAAAACTGTACATCACAAAAGTATCTCGTACATCAAATATTTTGCATGCTCGATCATATACTAATCTAATAGCATCATTACCTGCACCATCCATACCTAAGTTAAGTGTAGGAATATCAAAATTTTTTGCTAATTGACTACACCAACTATTATTAATTGACTCACCGACATTTACCGTAAAACTGTCTCCCAAACAAATATTAACAGATTTACCTACATATTGAGCATACTCTGGTCCTCGAAAAGCCCAAGTGTTGAATTTGTAATCAAAATCTTGTGTAGTATAAGTATACCAATCTGCTTTCAGTCGATATGCTTCTTTAGGATGATCCATCCCACTAGTTTTTTTGTGATATTTGGATTTGTTATGAAAATACTTAAAATCATTGATTAGCATATAGTATGCTTTCAAACGCTATACGTTCATCTACTAATTGCTTTGATATCATATTATATTGATTAGAGTTTTTAGCCCAGTTGTTGTAACTTAGTCTAGCCTCTTCAAAATTTATAATACGTTTTTTCTTATCGGCCATAGTATTCATTTTGATAGGGATTCCGTTTGGTAATTTTTTATTTTTTTCTAAATTTTTTATGAATTTATATAGATCGACAGTTCCTTTGAGGCGACTTTTATCGAATAAATAATATTTTTCTTTAGTTTGCATGTACTTACTTATTAGATATCTTACGCGACTGTAGTCTTGTAGTGTTGATCCGAATCTATCTTTTACTTTATGTGAATGTCCTGTTAACTTTTGCAACAAAATATCTACATCACTGTGTAGTAAGTCATACTCAACACTTTCGGTCTCATAAAAGTTTTCGCTAACCCAATAATCATAATCTTTGTACTGATTTAGTTTTGCTATAAAAAACTCTAAATCTATCTCTTGTTTTATGTTTTCGCCGTGGGTCTTGATACGCTCTTCTATACTAAATACATTTAATTTTTGTGTATTTTTTCTTATACCCCAACTTAGTGCGTATTCAAAAGGGTCTCGTGTGCAGTGTATGATTTTCCCGTACATCTTATTACAAAGTTTATAAAATTGGACGTAATTTTCCCTTTTTACTTTTTGTCTTTCAACTACGTGGTACTGGGCAATCCTACTCACAAGATTTGCTTGATTACTTTCTAATAAGCTAGAAATCTCTCCTATACTTTGTGAATACTCAAAGTCGAAGTTCTTAAACAGCATATTGGTTTTATCTAGTTCTAGCCCGTTCAATAGCTCATGCGTATTACAATAATCTAACCCCGCACTGTTTAGATATACTGTTAAGGCTCGTTGTAGATAGGTACTACCTACACCATCGGGAGTAAGGATTAGGAAGTTCAAGACTTATAAAATCTCTAAATATCACTATCATGAACATAAAGTTGCATTAAAGCGTAGTGGAGAACCTTCATCAAATCTTTACGAGCATCTTCATGAGTACCCTTTTTACCGTATCTTTGAGCGTACTTAAGAACATTCCCAATACAGAATCCTGTACCGTGTCCTCCATCCATGATAAACTCAGTAGCTTGAAATTTGTCTTTTGAATAGTGTTCACTGTAAGTAGAATCAATATACGCTTTGAACTCTTTAATTAAAGTGTCTTCATTGTATTTATAATCTATTTTTACTGGTTGAACTAATGATTTATCATAACTAACATCGATAGTAAATGCTTTGTAACCGTCAGAACTCTGCTGAGGCGCAACTTTTACATCAAGAAGATCATATATTTTTTGCTCTTCTGGACAAGATTTTACGATACGATTTCTTTTAGTAGAACCAAGATTTCTTTGGTATACTGTTTTTCCGTTATCTGGTGACTCATAAATATACTTACTATCGTGAGCTAGATCTTGTAGTTGATTTTCTTCTCTCATACGACGTTTCATGTATTCTTCATGTCTTTCGTTCATTCTATCCTCTTTTTGATTGCTTCTAAAAGTTGACTTAAGTTTTCTTTTTTGTTGAGATTAGTTCCTTCAACTTGAATACCTAGAATATCTTCTAATTCTCGTAACATGACTTTTACTGTTTGAGATTTATCTTCTTCTGAGATTTCTGGTTTTTCATAAATTTTTAACTGAACCAACTTACTTATAACACTTCTATAACCTTTTGAGAAATGCTCCGCTAATTTATGAACGTCTTTTTCGTCTTCTTCAGTATACATATGTATCAGTTCAACTTCTTGCTCATCGCTCCAAGCTTTAATACTCATAATCATTCTCCAATTCTAATTCTAGTTGTGTATTCCAAATGAATCTTTTAGCTACTAAATCACTTGCGTCTTCTAGCAAAGGTATTAGTGAACTGACTTCATCAGCAGGTATTGAAAAACCTGATTTAGTAGGAAACCACTGACCAGTATCTCCGTCCATAGTATATTCTCTTATGTGAAGATATAATTTTTCTCTAAATTCGTTTACTGTAACTTTTACTGCGTTACCATTAGGTTTGTGAAAAGCTGTACCAAAATCTTTATTCATAGCATTATTGTTATTTCTTCGTTAATAAAATTTTTTGTCCAGCTTGATATTGGGTAGGCCTTAAATATCTGAACGAAACAGTATCTGATATCTGTTTTAGAGTTATTAATCATACCATGAGCCACTTTATCTGGATCAAATATAATACTTTCTCCCTTTTTAAGAGAATATTCTTCTATTTCGTTGTCTATAGAGAACCTGTAAATAAAGTCTTCACTATCCGATAACGCAGTTAACATTCTTAACCTGTAGTGATCTGAATCAGTGGCTTTAATATTAT